CCCCAACGTGTCATATGACGGTATAATCGCTCTGCTCCACCATACTGTAATGACAAGCCCAGAGCAGATGATGTAGCAAGAGGTTGCTCACATAACTTTTCATTATGATCCAAAATGAGTTGACAATGAGCCACAAGGTGGTTAACATCGACTGATGCTATAGATCTGACGTTTTTCTCGACAATCTTCTCAACCTTGCGTAATTCTTCTTTCACAGTCACTGAAGCTAGTGTTTGAATTGGATCGTCAGTCGATAAAGAATTCCAATACTTATCGTAAAAACTTGACGTCTCGCTAGTCCAGTAACCAAATTTGGTGTTATATTGTAATGTCCATGGGTAACCTGGACTCTTGGTAGAATCCAGTTTATTTAGAACTAAATCATATGGAAATATAACTGAACCATATAATAATTTAAACTCATCAGGCAAATGTGATGCACATTTGATGTACAAATCACGTGCAGTTGTAAGTGGCCATGGATCTCTGGCATATCTAGATATTGCAATACGCGACAATTCAGTACTACGCGGAACAACCTTGTAGTCTTCATACTTGTTGCTATCACCAATGTGCTTAATATATGATAACGCCCATGGGTCGTCATAATTGGGATACTTTGGCTTGTATGGCCTGTAAACGCGACCAATACACTTCAACTTACATGGCTCAGTATCGAGCTTCGCTGCAGGTCTATAATATCCTGATGGATAAACTCCAAGCACACGACCTATTGTGCTGGAGTCTTCGAGTTTGTTGAAGGTGTCAGAGCACTATCCTTAATCTCATCCTTACCAGATGGAACTGTCGACTCTTTCGCTTGCAATGTTCTAGCTACGATAGACTCAACTAGTTTGTTTAGGTTCGTACCCTTAACCTTATTGTTTTTATTCTTTTTAGACAATCTCTGTTGTTTTTGAAATTTGTCAAAATCTGCTTCACTCATAGGCTCATGTGTCCCTGGTGTGTGAGAGTATTCACATTTTGGATTGAAGCACTTCGGAAATCTGTTTAAGATAAAACAGATGCGATTACTCTTATCTTTAGAGGTTGGTTGTTCTTTACTGCTCTCCGCATGCTGTGCGACTGTGGCCACAAGCGGAGTGATGGTTGGTATTGGTTGATCATTGATCAAGTTACCATAGATGCCTGCTGTCAAGGCATCAGTGTTGACTTTGACGTTAGACATATAGCCCTGTGCCATTTTGCTAACATCATCGTTCATACTTGGATTTGCTGGATAAAACTTGACATTTGCACCAGAATTGTTCGATCCTGCACCGTGGAAACCAATGACATTACCATCTTTGGCTGCGATGTAAACACCTCCGCAAGCACCATAATCACTAGAACCTGTAAAACTACACAACTCCACAGGAAAGTCCTTGGTACCAACAGTCTCACATGATCCAATATTACCAACTGATGATACAACACCTTTATCTGTGGCCCAAAATAATGTGGCCACTTCTCCTTTAACGGGTCTTCTAAATGTGACACCAGCGTTGTAAACTACGTCATTCGGTCCTTTGAACCAATACATGTCTATAATATTGTGATCGACTCTCGCATCATTGCCTAAGCCGACCTTTCCATTCTTAGTGTGTACAACAATATTCGTACCTCGTGAGACACCGTGTCTTGGTACAGGTAACACACCACACATAGGAAATGTGCACACTCGTTGAGGTGTGCCATCTCTGGTGCATGTGACTAAATAGAGTGACGGCACCTTGGAAATTGCGTGGCCTTCACGTTTGTGTTCTGGTTCGTACACAATTGACTCCATTGACTCTTTGGTGTAATTAGAGCCACCGCCTTTTGACACGTTACCCTCATCTCCAAGGTCTGCTAAATCATCAACAAATTGATGGTTGAACTGACGGTTCTTAAATCGGTTATGTTCATCATCCCAGTCATTTGTAATGTCTCGCATTTCATTATCGTCAAAGGTATAAATACGACCAGTGCGCCGGTTTCTCCATACTTTAAAAGTTTTGTGTTCTTTTTTTGGTTTCTTTCCTTCACCGACTAATGAACCACGACTTTTCATAATGTAAGCTAATGTGAGCACACCAATAGTCATTATCACACCTGCGGCGTATGGATGGTTGGTGATAATTCCTTTGAAATAGTTGTAAGTTATGGTGCATCGATCAGTGACGTACCACTTGATGTTGCCCCATGCATTTTTAACTCTAGCAACTGTTTGTGATAGTCGTGAGTTCTCTAAATGGTATGCGCGGCCCGGCATGACAATATCAATATCGGGATCAGAATGCCATGCTGGCTGACCGTGACCATGGTCTTCAACTATAGCTCGCTCATGGTTGCCAAACTCACGATCACTATCAGAACTATTAACATGACTATCTGATGATTCGATGTCACCTCTGAATGGTTCTAAGCCTTGAGCACGACGACGTCTTCGTTCTAGAACAGCGCCTGATGCCGACTCGGGAGCGCCATAACCAAGTCTCTCTCTAATAAGTGCGCGGTCTTGTCTGTGAAATCGGCGACGTGCTTCGTTTGCCTCGTCTGGTTCTGAATTATGGTCTCGTCGGATAATACGACCTCGACCATGTCCAGATTGTGCATGCAATATATTTTTACCCAGCTCCATAGCTGCTTCAGTCTGTTTGATGACAAATGGATCTCTATCATCAAACACTCTGCGTTCATCAGATTGCTGTTCTGCACTCATGGTGCTATCATCATCACTAGATGAGACACCCTCAGACTCATATTTTTTGTATTTTTTATGTGATTTCTTATCAGGCACACCATAACCTAAGAAATCAACACCTGTATCAACAACATCATTTAACATATCTGTTGTATATGAAGCATCACGATATGTATCAACCAAAAACTTTTGTATCTCTATTAAGCCTTTCATATCCGTGAAGGCTATGCCGCCACAGATAATTGTTGATAACACACGAGAATATGTTTTATAACGCCGTTTATAACCCACCCTTTGAGCCTCTGGTAACAACGGATCGTTTGTTCTAGTCTTCATGAACATCAATGCTGACAAAAGGCCAACGATGCCTAGCACCTCTATGACCCCAGGTTTCTTGAAAAATGTGACAATTCTACCATTTGGTAATGCGACACCTCGACGCCATCTGATTATTTCACCCAAACTGATGAATGAAAATCCTGCGCCGAACACAGTGGCTGTTAAGTAGCCAACTAGTGTTAGTATACCAAAATCCATGGTAACGTAATAAGTAGGTTGGTG